TATCTCCAGTATTTTTCCAATCTATAGTAGTATCTAATCCTTCTAATTCTTCTAATACTTCACCACTTATAATCTTTCTTCTAGTAAATTTAGAAGCTGGCACCCTATATGCTAGTTCTGTTTTAGGTCGATCCATACCATCTTGAATCGGTTTAAAAAAGAATGGGTAATTAACTGATATTGGTACAACCTTGTCAGTAAACATAGTCTTAGCATCTGGACCAGTTTTAGATAATATTCCATATCGTGAATCACTTGAAATTGTAGCTAGATTTACCACCTCTCCTGAGGCCATGAAAGAGAATCCAGATCTACGGTTTTTAAGGTAACACATCCCGTAGCATCGGATGTCTGCTTTACATGCTTCCCAGAATATAAAGAATAATCTATTAGCTTCTCTAAAATCTGGTGGTCCTACATCAATTTTGGACCATTGCAAGTACATATAATGTGTGCCTGTTAAATAAGTTGGTGTGCCATTATTATAAAACCAAAATCCTTCGTCCCGTCTTGTAAATTCTTCATCAATAAAATCATACCACCTTTCTTTAAAATCTTCGGGGTATTTATCCCACTCGAATACACTTTTAATCTTATTTAAAACTTTGGGTAATTGAGTCCTTCCCCATTTACCAGATTCAAACTCATGTATTTCTTTGGGTTGTTTTGGGAGTGCGATTTTTAAACTTTGTATTTCATAAACCTCTCCAATCATTCCAGATTTACTGATTACTATAAAATCGTGTTCCTCATTATAACCATACTCCCATTTTTTATACCTATTATTTCTTTTAAGAATTTTAGGTTTTACATAATTTGGTAGTACTTTATATAGATTTTGTTCGTACATTACTTAGATCTCCTTTCTGCGAATCCTTTAAAGTTTGATTCTTTTTTCTCTTCTACTTTCGGTTTATCTTCTAATATATTCTTTTCTTCTTCAATTCTATTTAGAATTTCAAAAGCATCGAATATAGCTAATTTTTTAGTAGCTGCAGCATTTTTAAGTCTATCTGCGGAAATATCAGTATTAGAATCTACAATAGGTTCTTTAGCAACTTTGATTAACTCTTTTACTGCTACTTGACCAGCTTGGATTATATTCTTCTTCGTTTCCTTTGTACTCATATTTTATAACTATATCATTTGATTTCATACAATATACACGTTCATTATCTATAATAAACTCCCATTCACCTCCGGGTTTAAAACCGACTTTATCCCCTGGGTTAATTTGGAGTGTATCTAACGTGTTATTACTTATTTTTAATACGCCAACATAAGGTTGTTCTTTTTTACTACTTAAAAGATCATTATTTTTTAGGGGTTTTACAAAACATCTATCATTAATAGCTTGCCATTCCCCATTATTTTTATATAAATATATTTGATCTAAAGCAGCAAAATATAAATTATCTTTAAAATATGATCGGCTATTTTTTTGCATGCCTTTCATATCATAAAATCTTCTAAATATATTTTGATGTACTACTATTATATCCCCTTTTTTAATAGGAGTAGTGAAAGCAATAGGTGTTTCTATTACTTTCGCTAACCTATTTACAAATTGAAATGTTTCAATTTTAGTATTTAAAACTAAACTTGAATCTTCAACTTCAATTTCATTTGCATACCTATCGCCTAAAGGTTCTACTATAAAATCATATAAACTTTTCATTAATATTCTAAATCATATTCAATTGATATGGCCATATTGGAATTAAATTTTTTCCAAGGCAATACTTCATTCTCTTTTTTTATATGAATGTTATAAGAATTATCCACTTGATCCAAAAGTATATGAGAAATTTCATGTCCTCCATAGACTTGTTGCCCAACTGAATAATGCATAGCGTCATTTTTGTAATCAGAACCAATGCTGATTTTACGTATTACGCTGTCCATTTTACTTTTCCTCTTTAGCTTCCACTTCAATTGGAGTGTAAGCACCATCAGTTAAGTCAATATTTACTGCACCATATTTTTCTTCTAGTACTTTTTTGACTTGTTCTTGTGTTTCTCTTTGTACTTCTAAATTTTTAAGTAAAGTATGCTTTTCAGCTTCCATAATACCTAACTGCTGAATTATATCAGTCATAATTTTTTGTACATCTACAATTTGCGTTAATTCTTCTTCTGTAATTTTTTTAACTTCTTTATTTTTTGCCATTTTATTTAATTTAATTTGTTAATAAATAATATCTTTTATATATATTTGTTTGATCAGTGCTGCCAGTAAATTCACATTTTATAGTATTTTTATCTATTTGAGTGTAAACTACTTCAACTTTCCAATCCGTTTTCGGGTTTTCTATACGCGTCGTTACAGATGTATCTGTTACATTGAGTACAGTTTCTTTTAAAGCAAGGTTTGATCTCCAGGATAAATTAGTAAATTTTAATCCTGTATATTCATCCCCTGTTACCATTACATAATAACTACTTTCTTTAGATTTCCAAGCACCTCTAATGTCTTGAGAAATTTGACTATAAGTAGTCATACTAAATAGCATTATAATACTTAATACTAAGTTTTTCATAATAATTTAATTTAATTTAATTTGATTAATATTCTTTAATAATAATTACCTATTTTTAAAGATTTTTACTTTTTAAATATACTTGTTACCTTTTCTCCACTCCGTCCACCGAAATAGGCTAAGACGACGGCCATCATAACCTTCTCAAAAGTGTCGTTCCATGTACTATTTATATGGAAAGGAATACTTTCGACGCTATCTAAAATACCTGCTAATGAAAATATAACTATACACCATACCAATACTAATGGCCTTACATTCTTCGACATCCATGAGTCTGACATTGAATCTGCCTCCCATCTTGAAGTAATAGCTTGTATTTCTTTATTCTGTTGTTCGTATATTATTTGTTGTAATTTAATTTTATCCTCTGCAGGAGCATTTGATTTTGTAATTGCTTCTATTGCTTCTGTAGGCGAAGTTACTCCTTGTAATACATTTCCTAATGTAGGATTAATTACAGATGCTGCTCCAAATAATAATTTACCAACGGTTGTATCTTTAAATTTCTTTTTTGCCATTTTAATATATTCTACCGATTCTTGTATCAAACATTCCTTCTCCACTTCTTGGATCATAACCTATTCTCATATTTTCAGCTAGATTAAATGAAGGTGCTTCTGGGTCCATAAATCTCATTGCATCACGAAACTGCCTTGATCTATCTGTTAAATCTTGTGCAGCACTAGCTCTATCTCTTAAGTCCTGAAAGTTGTGAATATTTCGGAGTGAATGTCCTTCGGGATTATTAGCATAAGTTTGGGCTACTGGTCCTGGGCCTCTCATTGTCTCAGTATTAGGCAAATTAAAGTTCATTATATCGCGCATACCTGCGACCATAGGGAATTGTTCTCTTACAGGCATTTCTTGATTAATCATAACACCAAATTTATTTGGGACTTTCTCAGTTGATAAAGCCGCTCTTAAAGCTTCTTCATTACCAGCAATACTGGATAAATACTCATGTCTTTTAACTGCTTGCTTAGCATCTTTTTCCGCTTTTTTATTAAACTCCCTACCGAATAAAGTACTACCTCTTGTTCCTTTTTCCAAAATATTTTTCCCAGTTAACTGGTAATCTTGATCTCTTTTTCTTTGCTCCTCCACAGTTAAAGCAATATCTGGTCTTCTTTCAGTAGTTTTCATTGGGTTATGAATAGAGTTCATTGTGTGATGGCGAGAACTTAAATAAGGGTATTTTTTATCGTAACCATAATCTTTTGCATATGGAGTCCTTATGTGTGCATTCTGTACTGTATCGGCCCATGTGTCTCTACCTCTATAGCCAGCAAACTCATTAACATCTTGTCTAATATTATCTATTAAAGGTTGAGTTGATGTCATGAATTCATCTGCAGAAGACTTTAATGGTGATTTCCTATTAAAAGGGCTATTTTGTGTATATGCCATAATTTTATTTATAATGCTTCGTAATCGTCTGTTTTATCGTATGCTTCTTTTTCCCAAGGTAAATTTGGATTTCCTTCATCCATTTTACTTCTAGGGTATTTTTTACCTTTCCAATATACTGCTTCATCATCATAATCAAGATCACCTCTTTTCATTTGATCTATATGAACTTTTTCATGATCCACTATACTTTCTATATTATCAGGATGTAATTCGTCTGATACTAAAATAGTACCATTTCTATTTCCTTTTCCTAATGCTCCATCTTCTATGTGAGTAGTATATACGGGCGTATTATCTATCTCCATAGGAGGAGTCATTTTAAAACCGTTTTTAATATATTTTTGTAACATATTTACCGTTTTGAAGGAAACATTCTATTTAATAATTTTTTTCTTTTCTGACAACCGCATGGGGTACCAGTAGCGGCAGATATTTTATCTACCGCTTTTTTGATACCTGTTGCTTTTGTGAAAGACTCTACTACATCACCTAAGCCAGTTGCTTTCATTTACGAAGCAGCTGGTGCTGGAGATGTACTAGCGATTGCGAATGAGTTCCAGTACATTTGAGTATCTGTTCCTCTTACACCACCACCATCAAGTCCTA